TAATTATCTTTCTGTCAAAGGAAAGGCGATGCGTGGAGCCAGATATTTGCATCAATTTCAGTCGTGGGATTTTGTCACAGATCGAATATTAGACTTTTTAGAGCTATAGTAAAATAAATTCTGCAAAGCCTTTGGGTTGGAATCGGCGCCGTGGTAGACTGGTGTTCCTGCACTAAACAAGCGTCCATCGAGATGCTGTAGTCGGCATTTTGAAGGAGGAAAAGTGGCCATTGTTAACGACACGATAGGTCGGGTTGATACCGACCAGATAGCTAATGAGACAAGCGGTGGAGATATAACTATCCCATCGTTTTTTAGAAAGGGTGGATATCAAGGTTATAAGATTTTCTTAGATCGGTACACACTGAAAGCCCCCAAGGGGGAGGTGTCTGTTGGTGATTTAGTCTTGGCAACTATTGCTGTTGACCCTAAGTGGCCGGTAAAAGAGATTGCTGTTGTTGATGAGATAGCTGATGACAGCAGGCTGGTGTCCATTACGACCTATCATGGTGTGTCATGCAAGGTTGATATTGATCTTATCATAAAGCCCTTAGAATTAGAAGTGGATGATGTTAAGAACCGCGTAGCTAAGGCTATGGCTGCTAATGAACTAGAGGTGGATATAGAGCATGTTGAGGATGCTTATCGTAGTATCCTGTTTGACTACTTTATCCCCGGTGGCCGCATTTTGGCTGGTGCCGGAGGTAAGCAGTTAACCCTTTCCAACTGTTTTGTTTTGCCTTGCCCTAAGGACTCAAGAGGAGGTATCTTCGATAGTGTTAAAGAAATGGCAGAAACTCATTCGAGAGGTGGAGGGGTGGGGATCAATCTGTCTTCTCTGCGTCCTAGGTATTCTCCTGTCATTGGTGTTAACGGCGTTTCTAGCGGCGCTGTGTCTTGGGGAAAGATGTATAACCTTTCTACAGGGCTTATTGAACAAGGAGGGTCGAGGCGTGGCGCCACGATGCTGATGATCAATGATTGGCATCCAGATGTAGAGGAGTTTATTACAGCAAAACATACAGCAGGCGAGTTTGAAAATGCAAACATGTCTGTCTGTGTCTCCGATACGTTTATGGAGGTCTTGGCGAATGACGGTGACTGGGATCTCGTATTCCCAGATACTCAAGACCCTGAGTACAATGAGCTTTGGGATGGCAATCTACACTACTGGAAAGATGTTCTTGGTAAAAAGGTAATTGTCTATAAGACATTGAAAGCTAGTGCTGTGTGGGGCGCCATAGTCTCGTCTGCGTGGGAGTCCGCTGAGCCCGGTATCCATTTTCTGGAGAGGTCTAATAAGATGAGCAACTCTTGGTACTTTGCTCCGCTGGTTGCAACTAATCCGTGCGCGGAAGAGGTTCTTGAAGCTTACGGTGTGTGTACTCTTGGCGCTCTTGATTTATCTAAGTTTGCATTGTCTTTGAATGGCTCTCCTGAGATGGACTGGGATACATTTCGCTATGTCATTCATAACGCTGTGCGCTTTTTGGATAGTGTAGTTGATATTAATGAGTATCATATTAAAGACATTGAAGAGAGTCATCTTGGTAACCGTAGAATCGGTCTTGGCGTCATGGGCGTTGGTGAGCTTTTAATAAAGATGAATCTACGGTACGGCTCTAAAGATAGTCTTATTTTTCTTGATGAACTGTTCAAGACCTTATCTGTAGAGGCGTATGGTGCCTCCATTGATTTGGCTAAGGAAAAAGGTTCGTTCCGCCTATTTAATGCAGATGCCTTTCTCGCATCTGGATACATGAAACGTATGCCCGGGGAGGTTCGTGAGAGAATCTCCAAACACGGGATTCGCAATGTCACGCTCCTCACGGTGGCCCCTACAGGAACTACTGGGACAATGATGGGAACATCGACAGGTATTGAGCCGTACTTCGGCTGGAAGTATACACGCACCTCTCGTCTAGGGACTGAGGTTGAAACCGTTCCGGTTATTAAGGATATGGGGCTTGATATAAATGATCTCCCCGACTGTTGTGTAACAGCAATGGATCTACTGCCAGAGCAGCATCTGGCAGTTCAGGCGACAGCTCAGAGGTGGGTTGATGCCGCTATTAGTAAAACGATAAATTGTCGATCTGATATTTCTGTTGAGAGTGTTGACAAACTGTATCGTTTGGCTCATGAACTTGGGTGCAAGGGTGTTACGATTTATCGTGATGGCTCACGCAATGAGCAAGTGCTTAATAACGTTGGTGTTGAGCAGTTGCAATTGAACTTGGATGATGGCGCTGATGAAGAGCTGGCGTGCCGCATTGATAGTTCTGATTGTAAAACATGTGCCCTATAAGGTATGAACAATAACCCCAGTTGGCGGTCATATTGGTATGAAAACAGAGAAGGAGATATGGAAGAGTTGGAAATGTATGTTGACATTTCTCCTCCGCCAACTCTCAACGTACACAGTATGCACGGAAATATAGAGACCTTCTTTCTCATTGAGAACGAATCTGACCTATCTTCGGAATAATTTGACCGATATGTTGGGTTTTTGGTACACTCTGTGGTAGTATTTATACCATGAGTGATCAATTCATGAAGAACAAGAGCAACGTGTACGTTCCCCAGTCGGCCTTTGGCGTTTGTTTCTGGAGGATGCCTGATGGTGGCATGATCTCTGATTCTGATGGCAATTATATGTGCGCTGAGGGGATGATTAGTGATCCGCTGGTTGAAAAACACATGCGTGAGGCTGCGAAATACTGGACAGGCTCTAGCGATGGAGAGCCGGTCTGGAAGGACGGAACGAGAAAGGTATCGCAGGAAGAGTTGGATCTGCAGGGAGAACGTCTAGAGGCAGGTTTGATTCCCGATCCATATGAAGATACTCTCAATGCTCTATCTCTTAGGAAGGGGCGATGACCGTAGATATGAATAAGACCTCTTTTGTTGAAGACTCTGCACTGGATAATGAAGTTGATGACATTAGCTATACCAAGACTGCCACTCAGTTAATTGTAACTGATCCTTTTAAAAAGATTGATAAGTCTAGGCAGTCGGCTAAGATGAAAAGTCGATATACGAGGCTTGAGAAGGCTGCTAGAAAAAACACTGGCAAGGATGGATCTTCTTCTAAGAGCTTGCCGGACGGTGGACCCGATGGCTATGCCTTGTATGACGTTATTGAGCCACCGCACGATATGGACATACTAGCGGATCTTTATGAGGCCAATACAACCCATTTTGCCGCCATTAACGCCAGGGTCGCTAATACAGTTGCTCTTGGCCACATGTTCGTGGACTCAGATAAGACTAAGCGTCGTATTGAGCGAGCTGATACCCCAAACAAGAAGACAAAACTGCGTCAAGAGTTGGTCAGGGAGCGGAAGAAACTGGACAGGCTTCTGGATGAATCAAATGTAGATGATACCTTTGTAGAGACTATGATTAAAGCTTGGACTGATTATCTGGCTATTGGAAACTGTTACTTAGAAATAGGCAGAACAAACTCTGGCAAGATTGGATACATTGGGCACATTCCGGCTGTCAATGTTAGGGTTCGCCGTAGTCGTGATGGCTATGTTCAAATCTCTCGTCATGGCAAAAACCAGGCGGTCTTTTTTAGGAATTTTCAAGATTTAGAAGCGTCTGACCCAATCAATGGCGATAGACGCCCAAATGAAATTATTCATTTCAAATCGTATTCTCCAACAACTAATTATTATGGCGTACCTTCTGCTGTTACTGCCATTGGTGCTATTCTGGGAGATAAGTACGCTAAGAATTATAATATTGATTATTTTGAGAATAAAGCCATTCCTAGATACGCTATCGTTTTGAAAGGCGCTAAGCTTAGCAATAAGTCCAAGCAAGAGCTTGTGAACTATTTTAGGACAGAGGTCAAAGGGCGCCATCATGGCACTCTCATTGTACCTTTGCCTGCATCTCTTGGCGGGGATGTGGATATTAGATTTGAAAAGCTAGAGAGCAATATCCAGGATGCCTCGTTTGATAAGTACAGGAAGTCCAACAGGGATGAAATCCTTGTTGCTAATCGTGTTCCCGCCCCTAAGGTCGGTGTTTATGACAATGCCAACTTGGCGGTTTCAAGGGATGCTGATAAGACATTTAAAGTTCAGGTAGTTGGTCCTGATCAAAAGATCATAGAAAAGAAAATAAATGCAATTGTAAAAGAATTTACTGATCTTCTCAAATTCAAGTTTGAGCAGATAGACCTCGTTGATGAAGATGTGCAGTCCAAGATTCGTGAACGCTATCTTCGTACTGAGGTCATGTCACCAAATGAGGTTCGTAATAACCTTGGATTGCCCGACAGGGATGAAGGTGATGAGGTGTTGCCATATCCTAGCAACATTAGGCTCATGGAGCTTGAGATGCAGACTGGTGTAAACCCGTTTACAGGTGAAGATATGGTAGATAAGACCCCAAGTAAGCCAGAGGGCGCCCCGGAGGGAAATGACAATGCTCAAGTCCCTCCTCGCGGTAGCGACTCTGCGAACCCGGAATCTGCAAATGAGCGTGGGTCTGCTCAGGATTCCAACGGGGTTCGGGAACAAAAATAATAGGAGGATGGTATGTACGGAACAAGCACTATATTGTATTCCAGTACCGGTGTTACTAGCGCCACTGGCGTAGTGTCGATTAATCATCACACTGATGCAATCTATTTCTACAACACGCATGCGTCTACTGACGCTAGCATACAGCTAAATGGTAACAGGTCTATCCTGATTCCTGCGGGTAGTAAGGAATATGTCTGCGTCCCTGGCGATTATACGAAGTTTGAAGTAACAACTGCATCAGTAACTATTGCAGTTTACGCTATTGGCTAATTGATATTTAGTCAATTTTATGGTATGTTGGTACTGTGACTTCGCAAGGAGGAAAATATGCATGACTATGATCTGCAATTAAGCTTCCCGATCTCTTTCATTAAGAAAGAAGAACGGGTGGTTGTGGGTATTGCTACGTCTGACAATATTGATAAGTCAGGTGACGTAGTTGATTTTCAGGCCTCGGTGAGTGCCTTTGGGAATTGGCAAGGCAATATTCGTGAAATGCACCAGCCTCTAGCGGTAGGAAAAGCTGTTGGGTATCGCTCGGTCGATATCAACCATGAAGGACAGAACTTTAAGGGGATAGAAGTATCCGCTTACATTTCTAAGGGAGCCGAAGACACTTGGCAGAAGGTACTAGACGGAACTCTAAGTGCCTTCTCGATTGGTGGTCGCATTATGGAGCGTGTTGAAGATGAACACAGAATGTTCCGTGGCCAGCCAGTAAGCGTTGTCACTGAGTATGAACTTGGTGAACTAAGTCTGGTTGATAATCCAGCTAACCCTGCAGCAAATATAACGCTAGTAAAGGCAGATGACGCTGGACTTGTCTATGCGTTGGATGTGGAAGAAGTGGAGTGTAATAAGTCGGGAGATTCTGTTGTATGTATCACTTCTAGTGGCACAACTGCCGGAAATGTAACTACATACTCTAACTCTTCTAATTACACTGTGGTCGATGGTGGCTGTAATGTTACGAAAAACTTGCAATATAAGGAAAGTTCTGGTAATATCCTGAATATGGACAACACAGATAATGTGGTTGTATCTGACGTAGATGCATCTGAAGATGCAGTTGCTGAAGATACAGCGACGAATGTATTGGAATCAGCTATATCGGAAGATATATCTGACAGAATCTCACTTCTTCGCAGATTCTTGACATGGCTTACTGATGCCTCTGATGAGGAATTGGGGGGTCTTGTTGATTCTACTGACGAGGGTGTGGAAAAGTCCGCTGAGGCACAAGATGAAATTGAGCTTGTAGCTGACGATATCAATGATGAAGGAGAAGATATGAACATTGAAGAACTCACAGCAACTCTTTCTGCTGTCATTGATGAGAAGCTTGCTGACTTTGCCAAGGCCTCGAAGGAAGATATCGAGACTGCGGTTGAAGGAAGGCTTGCTTCTGCTATTGAGACAGTAGTGGAGAAGCATGAAGATCTTGTAAGCAAGATCGAAGAAACAAACAAAGAAGTCGCTGAGCGTGTAGATGGGATCAACGAACGTGTTGAGACTGTTGAAGATGCGGGCGCAATTAAAAAGAGTGTCGATGAGACTGAAGTTGAAGAGGACGAGGCAATCGCTAAGGTTGCTGAAGAGGACGAGGAGACTTCCATTTGGAACAACCTCTACCTACCTCAAGAGCTGATTAAGTCTCTGGGATACAAGTCATAGGGAGGAAATATACAATGGCTAATGAAGACCTTCTACAAAAGGCAAATGAAGTAACAACTAGCGTTGTTGGAAATTCCGGTGGCGGCATTCTTAAGCCCGCTCAGGCCAATCGCTTCCTTGATTTCGTTGTCGATCAGTCTGTTCTATTGCAGCAGTCTCGGGTTGTGCGCATGCGCAGCGACTCGATGGAGATTGACAAGGTATCAGTAGGAACTAGGTTGCTTGCAAAGGCTACTGAGGCTACCGACACTGGAGCAAACGCAGCGGTGACCTTTTCTAAGGTTGCTTTGACGACTGTCAAGCTTAGGCTTGATTGGGAAGTCAGCACTGAGTCCCTTGAGGACAATATTGAAGGTGATTCTCTTGAGGATCACATCGCTCAGGTCATGGCGCGACAAACGTCGAATGACATGGACGATCTACTTATCAATGGTGATACAACTAGTAGCAATACGCTGCTCAAGGCCCTAGATGGCTTTGTGAAGCTTGCTAAGGCTAGTGGTACTGTTGTAGACGAGGCCGGTGACAATGTAAGTCGCTCGGTCTTTGATCGTATTCTTAGGAACATTCCTAACAAGTACCTACAGCGTCGTAATGAGCTTCGGCTCTTTACTGGCCCAGGTGTTGTACAGGATACAATCTGGTCACTACAGAACCCTAACTCTGCCACCTCTGCAACCGCAGGCGCACCGTCGCCCGGTTCAACATATGGTGACAGACTGCTAGATGGCGCTGCAGGCGCAAATGGTGGTCCCGGTTCAACCGGTTTGGCACCATTTGGTATTCCCCTAATTGAGGTGCCTCTCTATCCAGAGACGGTAACCGGGGATTACAGCGGTGCTTCTGGTAACCACGGTTACATTGCGCTAACCTTCCCCAACAACCATGTTGTGGGTATTCAGCGAGAGATCACGCTTTACCGTGAATTCAAGCCGAAGAAGGACACGATTGAGTTTACTCAATTCAACCGTGTGGCTGCAAACATCGAAAACGCAGATTCTTACGTAATCGCTAAGAACGTAGCAATCCGCGCAGTCTAAGTAAGTTTTAGTTAATATCTAAGACTGGAGAACCCTCGGGAGGCTTGACTTCTCGGGGGTTCTCTTGTGTTGCTATTGATCCGGTATTATGGTAGAATCCTTATATGATTAACGATGATGTAGTAATTACTGAAAACATTAATAACCCAGAGATTGAGGGCGAGAAGCCTAAGCCTAAACCTAAGGCGGCAGCCAAAAAGCCTGCTGTCAAGAAGGCGCCAGCTAGCAAGGCTGCTGCTAAGAAGGATGATCGTGTAATGTTGTTTATGCGTCACGGAGCAGGCTATGCTGTGGGGGATGTGAAGTTTCTTAGTTCTCATCCATATCAGTTGGTTGATAGTGAGACGGCGAAGCAACTCCTTCAGACGGAACAGTTTGAAGAAGCTGATGCTGAAGCTGTAAAAGAATTTTATGGAGAGTAGAAATGGCTGGTTTATCAAACTATCTTGAAGATAAACTTATAAATCATGTTTTAAGAAATACGTCATATACGCCCGCTACTGCGGTGTATCTGGCTTTATTTACAAGCAATCCTACTGACGCTGATACTGGTAGTGAAGTAAGTGGCGGTAGTTATGCACGACAATCGGTTGCCTTTAGTGCGTCATCAAGTGGAAGTTCTTCTAACTCGTCCAGTGTGTCCTTCGCTAGCATGCCAGCTGCGACAATTACACATGTTGGAGTGTATGATCTATCTTCTGGTGGTAACTTGTTGTTTCATGGAGCGCTGTCTGCGTCCACTGCCGTTGCTTCTGGAGATACGTTTACCATACAGGCAAACGATCTTCAAATTAGCCTCGCTTAGTTGGATAAAAAAACGGCGTAATGGTATAATCAAGGTATGGCATTTAGTTACAACCTCACCATTAACCAGGGTGAGACCTTTTCTAAAGATTTTACGTACACGGCGGGCGGCAATGCTGTTGACCTGAGTAGTCACACTGCGCGTATGCAAGTGAGGACTAGTTATGATGCTGCCACTACGTTGGTAAGCTTAACCAGTGGTGCTGGTGATATAGCCTTGACGGCTGCCGGTGTTATAACTGTCACCATCTCTGCAACGGCTACTGCAGCGCTCGCTGCCCCTAATAATGGGGTTTATGATTTAGAGATCATAGGTACTGATAGTACTGTAACTAGATTGCTTCAAGGTAATGTAAGTATTACACCTGAGGTAACAAAGTAATGGGTACTACTTTAGTAGTAAATGAGACTGCGCAGACGATCAAGGTAGTTGCTGATGATCGTGTTCTTTTAGAAGATACAGCTCCCGGCGAAGTTCTTACGGTAGCAACCACTGGTCCTCAAGGACCTACTGGTTCTGCTGCAACATTGTCTGTTGGTTCGGTAACAACCGTAGCCAATGGTGTGGGGAGTAGCGTGTCTAATTCGGGCACATTGACGGCAGCCGTTCTGGATTTTATTCTAGAGGCTGGCCCGGCTGTGAACGCTACTGTTGTTCATACTCAGTCATCGTCTGCGTCTACGTGGACTGTTAACCATAATTTGGGGAGATACCCCTCAGTAGACGTCATAGACTCTGCTGGAACGCAGGTAATCGGAGATATTCAACATACGTCTGTAAATCAGGCTGTATTGACTTTTGATAATCCTTTTGCCGGTAAAGCTATTATAATTTAGGAGGAAAAATGGCTAAAAAGTTTCTGGTCCCTATTGATCTACAATCATATATTGACCTTAATAAAAACGAGCTACGTAATTCTGTAATACAGAATCTAGCTACAGCCCCCTCTGCACCGTCCAACGGCCAGATTTACTATGACACTAGTGATGACAAGCTCTATGTTCGTGCTGCTGGAGGATGGGTTTATATAAACCGCAATACTGCCACTACGTCTGTAGATGGCTTGATGTCTTCAACTGATAAGACAAAACTTGATGGTGTTGAAACTAGCGCCGATGTCACAGATGCAACGAATGTTGATACTGCTGGCGCTGTTATGGAGGGTGATTTCAATGCTGGTACATTCTTGTATGCTGCTGTCGATAACACTCCCGCTGTCAAGACTGCTGCTGAAGTCCTAACCATTCTTGGTGTGGAGACTGCTGCTACTGCTGATCAAACAGCGAGTGAAATTTTAACATTGCTACTCACTGTGGATGGCGCTACTAGCGCTCTAGATGCTGACAAGTTGGACGGACAGGAAGGTACATACTATCTCGCTAGAGCTAACCATACTGGTTCTCAAACGGCTAGTACGATTTCTGACTTTGACACGCAGGTGCAAACGAGTCGTCTAGATCAGATGGCTGCACCGACTGCCTCTGTGTCAATGAATTCACAGAGAGTAACTAGTGTTAGTACGCCGACATCTGATAACGATGCTGCTACTAAGGCTTATGTTGATGCGACAAAGGCGGGCTTGAATGTTAAAGAGCCTGTACGTGTTGCGACTACTGCCAGTCTTGCTATAGCCACTGATCTGCAAAATGCAGATACTGTTGATGGTGTAACACTGGCTACAGGCGATAGGGTGTTGGTCAAGAATCAGACAACTGGTTCTGAAAATGGCATCTATGTTGTAGTTGCCTCCGGAGCGGCAGGTCGATCTACTGATTTTGACGCTTCTAGTGAAGCTATAGGTGGTGCTTTTGTTTGGATTAATGAGGGTAGTACACAGGCTGATACTCAGTATGTTGTAACGACCAATGATCCAATTACTCTTGGAACTACATCCATTACATGGACTAAGTTCTCATCTGTTTCTGGCGTGGTTGCTGGTGATGGTCTTTCAAAGACTGGTGCTACAATTTCTGTCAACCTGGATACCAATCCTGGTTTGTCGGTAAGCGCTAGCGGCTTAACAGTTGCTACTGGTCTGGCTGGAGCGGGGCTTACGCTAACAAGCGGTGCCTTGAGTGTTGATGATGTCGATCTAGCATCGGCTGTTACTGGAACACTTCCAATTGCTAATGGCGGTACTGGTGCTACAACTAGCGCTGGTGTAAAGACTGCTCTTGGCTATATGACTCGCTATGCTGCTACATTGACTGGTGATTCTACAACGACTTCGTTTACTGTGACACACAGTCTTGGTACTAAGTCAGTTACAGTAGCTGTGTATGAGTCTGCTTCTCCATATGCTGAAGTTGAGACAGACGTAAAGCATACCACAACAAGTGCCGTTACTGTTGCTTTCGGATCGGCTCCCGCTACGGGAACAGATTACGAAGTCGTAGTCATCGGTTAAGAAATGCGGGATTCCTGAGGGGATCTGCTATAATAATATAGGACGGTTGAGGTCGTGGCTAAATCTTTTAAGACAGTTATATCCATTGATGACGCAAGCTCTGCTGCGTCTGAAGCCCTACGTACCCGTGTCTCTGGAGATACACAATCGCGTATTTCCATTGATGCCGGTGGTAAGCTTACGTGGGGCTCTGGGGCTGCCACGGGGGATGTAACTCTGTATCGCTCTGCTGCTGACATCTTGAAGACTGATGACGTCCTTCAAGCAGCGGGCGGTGTTGTGACTTTAACAACTGCTGGCGTCCCCTCTGCTTCTATTGCTGATGGGGCAATGGCTGTTGACACGACTAACAATGTTTTCTATTTCCGTTCTGGTTCTGCATGGCAGCAGGTATCTGGTGGTGGCGCTAGCGTCACAGTCGCTGACACTGCCCCAAGCAGCCCCAGCGACGGGGATATGTGGTTTGAGTCTGACACAGGGAACACTTTGGTGTATTATACTGATGCTGACTCGGCTCAGTGGGTTGAGATTGGACACACTCCTGACTCATCTCATGAGTTTTTCATTAGTATGGATGGCGGGGTCCCTGATAGCAACTATGGTGGTATCAGCACTGTTGATGGGGGTGTTGTTTAATGGCAACTAACTTCCCATCTTCTCCGGCGCTGAATGACACTTGGTCTGTTGGCAATACGATTTGGTTCTGGAATGGAACCTATTGGGAGCTTCAGGCGAACACAACTAAGTTCTCCTCTAGTGATAATGCTCCTGCTAATACCGTGGAGGGTGACTTCTGGTTTGAGTCTGATACGGGTAAGCTTTTTGTTAGGTATGACTCTGCGTGGATAGAAGTTGGTCACGCTTCAGATGGACAGTCATTCCAGGTAGGAGACACTCTTCCTGCATCTGGAACAAATGGGGATATATGGTTTGAATCTGACACAGGAAAAACTTTTATATATTATATTGATGCTAACTCTAGCCAGTGGCTGGAGATAGGTCATGCTTCTGACGGGCAATCTTTTATTGTTGGTGATACTGTCCCTTCTTCCGCTAGTACTGGTGATATTTGGTTTGAGTCTGATAGTGGCGGGGCGTTTATTAGATACGATAGTACATGGGTAGAGTTGGGCCATTCTGTGAGCGGGGTCAATGTTAATATTGATGGTGGCAAATCTGGTACCAACTATGGCGGTATAACTGCTCTCGATGGAGGTTCTTCATAATGGCTATTAGCTTCCCCTTGTCTCCCAACACTGGCGATATACATCAGGTGGCTGATCGTGTATGGCAATGGGATGGCGAGAAATGGAAGGCCACAGGGACTACATCTAGTTCATCTGTAGGCGCCACGGTGGTATTTGAAGGCGCAACAGCGGATGCGTATGAGACTACGTTGACGGTGGTTGATCCTACTGCTGATAGGACGGTTACGATTCAGAATGCGGATGGGACGCTGGCTTTTACTTCTGACGTACCTGCGGTGGTGCCTGTGGATGATGAGAATACCGTTCTTGCCGGTCAGGTGTTCTAGGTATGTCTAGGTTTGATGGAAGATGGTTTCCAAGTAGTAAGACCTCAGATTGGGCTACCGGCAAGTTTGGTACTCCGGGTTGGTCTCCTGCACCTCCTACTAGTGTAACACCAACAGAGGGTGATGAACAGGTTGCTTTGTCATGGACTGCAGGATATGCAAACGGTTCAGATATTACTGGATATAAAGTAGAAAAGAATGACGGTTCTTGGTCTACTGTAACATCCGACACAGGAAGTGATGCTACTTCTTATACTGCTACTGGCCTTACAAATGGAACAGGTTACACTTTTCGTGTTACTGCCATAAATGCTGTAGGAGTTGGTGAAGAGGCTTCTTCAGCCAGTTCTTCTAAAATACCACGGGGTGTGCCGGGAGCGCCAGGAACTCTGTCGTTGGCTGAAGGCAGCCCCGGCCACACGGATATTGATCTGTCGTGGTCAGCTGGATCGACTAACGGTGCCGCTATTACCGGATATAAAATCCAAAGATCTACTGATGGTTCCTCTTGGTCAAACGTTGTTGCCGATACAGGCAGTACGGGTACTACATATACTAATACAGGTTTGACTGGATCAACTACATATCATTATAGAGTGGCAGCAATCAATGTAGCTGGCGCTGGTAGTTACGGTAATGCTCCAAGTCGTACTACTAGTGCTCCGATTATGGCATACAGCACAACTGGTTCTCCAACGCTTACAACTTATTCAGGATACAAGTCTCTTACTTGGACAGGTTCTGGGTCGGTTACATTTACTGGAAATCCCAACAGTGCTACGCTTGAAATTCTTACTATTGCTGGTGGAGGCGGTGGTGCATGTTCCAACTCTAGTGGTGGAGGCGGTGGTGGTGCGGGTGGTATGAAGACGTTTACTTCTCAAAGTATTAGTCTTAATAGTGCTTATACTGTTACTGTTGGGGCAGCGGGTGCTGGCTTAACAAGTCCTACTGGAAAAGGTGGCAATGGGAGCAGCACTCAGTTTGGATCATTGGAGACAATGGTAGGTGGAGGTGGAGGCGCACCTACTGTTGGGTATGGCAGCGCTGGCGCAGGTAACAGTGGAGGTTCCGGTGGTGGCGGTGGTGGAGCTAACAACTACGGCGGCGGGCCGGGAACGGCAGGTCAGGGTACTGAGGGTGGGAATGGCAATTATTCATGGCAAACTTACAACTGCGGTGGTGGTGGCGGCAAGGGTTACCGGGGCGCTTACGCATCGAACAGCTTCTGGTCTGGTGGTATCGGAGCGTCTAACAACTACAAGACAGGCTCTAATATCGACTACGCTGGCGGTGGCGGTGCTGGTGGCGGCAATAGCAGCGCTGATAATATCAAGGTGATGGGTGGTGGCGACTGGGGTGGTGGAACTTCTTCTTCTGGAACAGGAAATCCCGGTGATGACAACCAGTCCTATGGCGCTGGTAATGGTGGTGGAGCTTCTTCTCATGGAGGCGATGGAGGAAGTAATACTGGTGGCGGTGGTGGCGGTAATGGTAATGGTAGTCAATATGATGCTGGAAATGGCGGATCTGGAATTGTAGTTATCCGTTGGGCGACTTAGGAGAATCATGGCTCATTTTGCTGAAATAGACGAGAATGATATTGTTTTAAGAATCATTGTGGTATCTAATGATGAGATTCTTGATGAAGAGGGTGTCGAGACTGAATCTATCGGGCAGCAATTTTGTACTGATCTTTTAGGTGGCACTTGGGTTCAGTGTTCGTATAATAGCAATATACGAGGTCGCTATGCTAGGATTGGTGATACTTATGATTCTGATTTAGATTTATTTATTTTGCCAAAACCATTTCCTTCGTGGACTCTCGCTGAGGATACGGGAGGCTGGGAGCCGCCTACGCCTTATATCGTTGGTTATATTTGGGACGAAGATACTTTGTCGTGGGTTAAACCAGATGCTCCGTTTGCTTCTTGGGAGTGGAATGATCTTCGCTGGATAGCACCGGTTGATTATCCAGACGATGGGTTGGCATACAACTGGGACGAAGATAGTCTTTCGTGGGTTGAGGTAGAATAAACAAATAAGTGATATAATGGAGACACGATGGCGACATATTCTAAACAATATTTAACAGGTGGTGCCGCTGATGGTACCGGAATTAAATTAGATATCGATTCTGGAGCGTATACTACTATCCATACGTCTAGCGCAGGTCAGGCTGGTCACATAGATGAGATTTGGTTGTATGGATCCAACACCCACACTTCAGATATCAAAGTGACTTTACAATTTGGTGGGTCGGATGATCCTGATGACATTATTGAGATAACTGTAGGCGCAGAGGCGGGGCTAGTGTTGTTGGTCCCTGGGCTTGTCCTTAAGGGTAATGGATTGGTGTTGAAGGGTGCTGCTGCGGTAGCGTCTAAAGTTACGGTGTTTGGGTACATCAATAGAATTTCATAGGAGATAACAATGGCAATAGATTTTCCAAACAGTCCCACAACCGGCGATATTCATACCGTTAGTGGTCGGCAATGGAGTTGGGACGGTGAGAAATGGAATGCTTATGGCGCTTCGTTGGCTCCTGATGTTTTAAAAGTAGATTCTGGGAATAACCGGGTTGGAATAAATCAAACAACCCCCATTTATTCATTGGACGTAACAGGGACTGCACGTATCACTGGAGACTTGACGGTTCAAGGGACTACTACCACTATTGACTCCGCCACTATTGCGGTTAAAGATTCATTTGTATTTGAAGGAGCGACAGCTGACGCTTATGAAACTACTCTAACTGTTACTGACCCTACTGCTGATAGAACTGTAACTATTCCTGATAGCACCGGCACTATGGCGCTTACTTCTGATATCCCCACTGTTGCTGGCGTATACCTGCCCCTGGCTGGCGGAACATTGAGTGGTGCAGTCAATGTCGCTGATCAAACGATGCAGCGGCCGGTGATGAAGGATTATGGAGAAACATTATCAACCAACGTAACTTCTGGTGCTGCTGCTACACTAGACTTAGTGAATGGCAATGTCTTTGATTTAACATTGACCGCGAATTGTACGATCACACTATCAAACCCCCCTGCCTCTGGCACGGCTGGTTCTTTTACTCTGATCGCACGACAGGATGGCACTGGCTCACGCATTATCACATGGCCCGTAAGTGTGAAGTGGGCCGGTGGAACGGCGCCTACGCTGACTACCACAGCGAGCGCCGTTGACATCCTGACTTTCTCCACTGTAGATGGCGGATCTAATTGGTTTGGCTTTTCTGCCGGTTTGGAAATGAGCTAATGCCTTTAGGTATGGCTAAGTCTGCAGTTATGGCAGCAGCCGGTGGCGGTGCTGCTGGGTTGACGGCGTTCGGTGGGATCATCACTCAGTACACGGATTCTGGTACGACGTATCGTGTCCATACGTTCCGTGGTTCAGGCAAGTTCTTCGTGTCTGCTGGGACGGCTGATGTGGATTATCTGATCGTCGCAGGCGGGAGTGCTGGTGCCGTAGGGGGTGGCGGTGCTGGCGGCATGCAGACAGGCACGGGTTACGCCGTGTCCGCTGGCACCTACACAGTCACCGTCGGTGCAGGTGCGGCCACCAATACCGCTATTGGCAACACGGGAGCGTCTGGTTCCAACTCTGTGGCCTTGGGGACCACTTCTACGGGTGGCGGTGGCGGGGCTGGTGGCACCTCGGGACAGAACGGTGCTGCTGGCGGTTCGGGTGGTGGAAAGTATGGAGGCCACACCGCAGGGGCAGGGACCGCAGGGCAAGGCAACGATGGCGGTAGTTCAAGCGGGGTAGGCGGTGGCGGCGGCAAGGGCGAAGAGGGCGACACCGACGCTGCTGGTTATGGCGGTGATGGGGCTACGGGCTATGGAATAACGGCGACAACGCCGATCTACGCAGGCGGCGGCGGCTCTGGCGGTTACACGGGCCTTGGTGGCGAGTTCGGAACGGGCGGCGACGGCGGTGGCGGTTCTGGTTCCTCTGGGAACAATGGCAGCGGCGGTGTACCCAATACGGGTAGCGGTGGTGCG